ATAACAGCAAATGGTACGAACGCCCTGACGTACATTACTGTCAATACCGTATCTGACGCGACCAGTCAGCAGATCCAGTATCCGCTGCCCCTCGACTACACCCTGACGATTAACTCCAACGTGTCGTTAGCCGGGGCTGAAATACGCATCTACGATATGGACAACATTCCCGCAGGTAGCTTCGGCACCGAGCTGACGGGTGTAGAAAGCAACCCCAGCAGCACCTTTGCATATAACTACGGGTCTGCGCCTAACGACGTGTGGATACAGATACTCAAAGATGGCTACGTGGAGTACGGGCAGCCGTACACGCTGACGGCTAGCGTAGCCACGCTGACTGCGACCTTACAGGCGGATAACAACGCATGAAGAAGCTCAGAGCACAGCAGATCGTCATAGATCTACCCACTGAGACAGCTCCTGTATGGGTATGGGTTGCTTGGCAGCGATGTGTTAAAGATGGTCAGTATAAAACTACGCAGACAATAGACCAAGTTATAAACACTAACGCATCATTAACTAGTTTTGCAATTAAAACTAAAACAGTTGCAGATCCGATTACCGGAGTTAGCGTAACAGTCAGCGGTGCTGCTGTAGCCGCTTTAATAAAAGCGTTCGCGCAGGACTGGGTACTACCACAGCTTCCTGTAGGTTCTTACATCAATCAATATCAAGATATTATAGAGGCTGAAACATGACGCTTATAACCCACCTTAACTACACCACCACATTGAAGCAGTCAACTACTGCTCGTGGTGCTACACCTAACGGTAACGTGTATTTTGATGTTAATAACAATGAGATTCAGCTTATTGGAGTAGATGAGCTAGCTACAGTCGATTTCGGCGGTGGTCCTGTAGCAAATCCGCTTACTAATTTCGATGGTATTACAATGCGTGCGTTGTATAACTTCGAGAATGCGCGTAGGCGTGTAGATGAAACTCTACGTAAGTACAAGCGCGGCACGGACGGTGATTACCGATTCGCTGGTGCATTTAACTTTGTAAACGGTATTAAATTAGATGGCACAGATCGCAACAAACTACGTGGTTCTGGCTGGCAAGAGTTTGCCGATCTAGGGGATGGACAGACAACTAAGGATCGTATCTACCACGGTGTTCGCTCGCTCGTAGACATTCAAGCCACCACTACACCGTATTGGTCGCTAGTAACAGCTACTGACAATGCTACACTTCAAGCTGCTACGTGGGCTAACTTTGTACGCGCTGGCGCTATTGACGAAGCTGTACAGGTGTACGGCACCACAGCTAACGGTGACACTGGTGCAGATGACTTTGATTATACTGCACGTACACTAGTTGTGCGTGTTCGTAGCTGGCAGTATAACCCCGGTGAAACTACATCAGTAGCATCTGGTCTATCTGAGCTTGGCGGCTTCTCTGCTGGTTACGGTGTAGGTGAGACAAATAACCCATCAAATACATATACACTAGCTAACGTATATGGTGGATCTAAGATCGCTCCGTGGACTGGTATGAGTCTTGAGCGTCTAGCATCCCCACAAGTAGAGACAGGATTCAATGAATCTAATGGCAACTTCCGTTGGGTATTAAATAATACTGGTGGCGGTACAGCGCAACAATGTGCAGCATACCTTGACGCAGTAACGCTACAAGATTCAGACGTAGACGATGGTGCTGGTTCTTACAATGGTAAGAAGGGGCGTGTGTGGTATAGCCGTAACGCATCTGGCAAGATCGTTACTGCATCTATTGGTAGTGAGGGTCTGTTCATCGAAGGTTTAAGTACCGCTGAGAAGCAGAACGTCATAATGACCGATGACGCCGGCGCTACAAAGACATATCCATTCTTCCCTGAGCTGCAGATCACTGTAAGCGCGGCTGCTATTGCAGACGCTAACGCGTGGTGGCATGTATTCTTCGTAGATGGCGCTGCCGCTGCCGATTTCGATACTACTGGTGCTGTTACTGTACTAGACGCATCTGCTGCTGCTATGAAGGGCAATGTGGCCGCTGATCAAGTAGCAGGTAAGATATCACGTGCATTCTCGTATGATACTAATACACAAGCTGGGCTATCCGCCGGTGTAGATAAGGCTATGGTAGTGATTGTAGAAGGTGATGGAGGCGCAGCACAAGCTATAACATACTTCACTATGACACGTTCTACTGCTATACCTGTAACGTGTGCGCCACCCGCTGATACAAACGCATAAACATGCCGATAGTCTCATCTGTAGACTATCCGAACAAACGTATCTATCTGGCTGCCTCTACTGTGGGAGCTACGATAGATACGTTGGATGTTTATAAAGAATTACGCTCACTAAGACGTACTGACGAGAACCATCGTAAGTTTCGCCCTATAGTAGTAGCGGGTGGTAACGTAGAGAAGATTGTTGGTACTAGTGCTACACCTAGGTATATACAGCTACTGTATGGTACACGTATTGTACCATACAACACTAGTCATACACTTAAGGTAGTGCGCGATACATTTACAGATGATGGTTTTGCTGGACGCGACTGCTTCGATCGTACGCCTCTATCTACTACTGTAGCTGTAGACATTGATATTGACTTCCCCGAGATTGAACTACGCTACGTATCTACAGGTGGTGTAGTAGCACCTACAGTAGAGGAGATAGCCGATGCTATCTTACTACGCAACCTAGCCAGTGGTAGTTATGGCGGTCGTACGGTACGCGATGCTCTCAGAGCGCAGCGTAACAGAGTAGAGATTGTAGGCACTACAGTAACTATCTACGCTGAAGACGATACCACAGTTGCATGGACCGCTACACTAACTACCGCAGCACGCGACGCTATACAGAGTATGGACCCGGCATAACATGATCCTCAATTGGTTTTGGCGTATTCTACGGGGCGGTAGAAGCTCTGCGCCACTACCACCTACGATCATACAGGATACACCAGTGGCACTTAAACTATACACACCTGAGACACTGGTTAAGTCCGGCGATAGGACATTAGACGATGATGTTCTAGATGGTATCCGTGACGATATAGGACTCGTAGATGGCGCCCATGAAATGCGCGTCATACGCTTCGTTGGCGATGGTAACGTAAACCTAGAGAATGGTGAAGTGCTACATCCTGAGCGTAGTTATATATACGGTGTTGGGCTAACCCGTCAGATTAGCAACCGTGATAACCGTGCTGTTAAGCAGCTACGTCTATTCATGCAGTCAGTGCAGAACGATGAATTCTCTACTATTGATACCATCATTGAACTACCACTGCGTACAGATATAGACGGCGATATTCGTAGCGGTGACTTCATTGAAGATACTGTTACTACCATACGCTATAAAGTCATTGGTGTGGACCATTCTACTCTTGAGACTCGCGTGCGTGTAGGTGCGAGAAGGTTCAAGTAATGGATCAACGTCTAATAGGTAAAAGTCGTACCTTACGCGACGCTCTATTAGACGTTCGTAAGAAATACGACTTGAACCTACAAGAGTTGATAAGCGAGCAAGTAGATAAGACTATAGATGATCTACGTGTAATGACGCCTAAAGATACTGGTGCTGGTGCCGGTACTACGCAAGGTGCTAAACGTGCGATGTATAAAACGCACCCTGGATTTAATTTTAAGCGTATAGGTAACACTGAAGGTGATACCGGCTGGCAACCATTTAAACTAATGGACACTCGACGCTGGGGTATTATAAATCCTATGTGGGAGCCTTATTTGCGTAAGGTAAACTACGAACATCCTACAGATGGTAACTTCTTAGAACGAGCTATGAATAACCTACGTGATAGACTAGCTAGACTGAGGCGCTAATGAATGCTACACACTCTGAGCTATATCTAGGGCTGTTGAAGCTAGTTAAGGCTGTAGATCCAGACATGACTATGGTTGTGCGTGGTATGCCCATGCCAACGCTTGATCGTAAAGACGAGTGGATGTGCTTTGATATACTAAGCATCATCAGCCAACCATGCCGTAGGAATACGATAGAAACTTACGTAGATATACAACTCATCCTCTACTCTTTACACGCAGAGCATCGCTCCGATAAGAAGTTCGACGCTATCTATCGACTTATAGATAAGTACGGTGAACTATTCCATCAGAAGGATGTTACAATAAAAAATACTTGCATCCAGTTCAAAGAGAATAGAATAGTGCCGTTAGACCTGCGCAGTACAGGCGACTTCGCTAAAGAGATTCTAAATCAATTGCCGGCATTACATACTATGTCGGTAGTGATACTCAACCAAGGGCTTATAAGCTCGTCAAAATAAGGATATAAAATATGGCTTCAACTCGTAACCTTCGTCACGGCACTCTCATTCTACGTGATGGCACCACTCCTACCGCCATCACCCTTGAGATTCCTATTCAAGATGGTGATCTAGACTTCACCATTACCTACCCCACATTCACCGTTAAGAACCGCGGTAAGATTGATCACAAGCGTACTGGTGATGAGACTGAGATTGACATTAAGTTCTCATTCAAGTTTGAGCAGTGGTCATATGCTAGCGGCGCTGCTACTGGTATCAGCCCTGTTGACGCACTCACTAAGAAGGGTGGCGCTTCCGCTTGGGTTTCAACTGGTCCTAGCTGCGGTCCTTACAGCATTGATCTAATCTTCCGTGTAGAGAATCCTTGCAACCCTGCTGAATATGAGCAGCTTGTATTCCCCGCCTTTAACGTTGAATCACTCAACTTTAAGGAAGGTTCAGAGTTCGATACTGTTAGCGTAAGTGGTAAGGCTCTAGCGTTCGAGCCTACTCGCACTTGGGTTTGATAGTTAGTTAGCGTTCTTTAAGTCAGTAGTAACAACCAACCCTACGTCATCTTTGCCGGTGACGTAGGGTTCAACCACTTCAGGAGAAACCGCCATGAAGTTCAACGGCAACAAGATCAGTCGTGAAGTCCGTGAAGTAGAAGTTCCTCGTTCAAATGGTGAGAATCTTCGCTTCAAGGTAGCATCAATCACTGTAGGTGTTAGGCGCGACTTTGATTCGCTGTGGCCTAAGCCTCGCGTACCTGTAATTGTTACACAGGGAAAGAGTGGACGCGAAGAGAAGGAAGATTGGCGCGATCAGAAGTTCATTGTTGAGCTAGACGAGCGTGCATCACTTCAGAACATCTACCTACTGTTCCGTGTTCTTGAGCTAGATGACCAGATCACATTCGACAATAAGCCTGTCGATAAGGATTCTCTACGTAAGCTAGCAGACGAGATTAAGGACAGTGGTCTTTCTGAAGGCGATGTTATCGTCATTCTGAAGGAAGCGCTAAAGGCATCCAATCTCACACAAGATGAGATTGAGAAGGTTAAGAGCGATTTTTAGTCGATCTTCCCGATAATGCTGGCGAGCAGCTTGTCGGGAAGAGTTCTTCTACAGATTCTCTACCTAAACTCGCAAACGGACGCACAATAGAGTACCAGATATATAGATGTTGCGAGCGGTTGTCCGCCTCGCTAGACTGGTTTTACGCCCAAGATAAAACGACGCAAACAAAGCTGATTGCGTACAACCAGATACGCGAGGTAGAAGATGCACAACTTCTATCCGCATCGCTAACTATCGGAGCAGCACGTGGCTTCTAAAGCTATCTATTCAGAGATTGTCGAGCTTGTACTTAACATTGATAAGTATAAGACTAATATTGACGAGGCCGCTAAGACACTATCCACACTTAAAGCTAAGATTGAAGAGTCTAAGACTTGGGAGATTAAGGTAGCTACAGGTTCGTATATAAAGTCGATAGATGATAGTATCAGACTTGAACGTGCGTTGGCTGAAGAAATACGTCGTACAAATCGGGTGTACAACGAACGTAAAAATATACTAGATGGTTTAATAACACCTGCCGAATCCCGCTCGATGGCAGCGCAGTTACGCGCAAAAGGCAAGGGCGGTTACATAGCTGCTAGCGGTGTTAATGTACCTGCCTCACAGAGTGCCGCAGATAGTGTCAGTATGGAGCTGCAAGCACAAGACGCACTAGCTGAAGCACATAAACGGTACGCCGACGCTAAAACAGATCGCGAGCGTAAAGCAGCTAAAGCTACTGTAGATCGGCTTAATCGCGAGCGCGATATGGAAGCTGGTAACGCGATAGCTGCTGAGAAGGTACAGCAACAGATAGCAGATCAACAGGTGCGTAATCGTAAGTTAGTAGAAGAATCAGGTGATAGGGAAGCCCGTCATCAGCAGCGTTTAATGGCACATGAGAAAACACGTGCTAAAGACATCGACAACTTCTTTGCTAAACAAGCAGAAGGTATCAACCGACTGTCTAACTACGAGCGGTCAGAAGCTGTACGTAGGCGCGCTGAGTACCATGAGATGTTGGCACTAGATAATCAACGTCTACAGATTATCAAACAGCGGGAAGCAGCAGAGCGTGCTGCGGAGACTGCCGCGCTACGCGCATCTAAACGCGCAGCACTTGAAGAACATCAATCATTAAAAGGTACGTACGGTTATAAAGTAGGCCGTATGGCTACAGGCGCGCGTGTAGGTGCAGGTTTAGACATTGCTGCTGGCGCTGCATTCGGTTTAGGTGCTACAAACCTAGGCGGTATGCTCTACATGATGGAGCGATTCTCCTACGCATCTGGCATAGGACAGAAGAATCTCGGTGAGCTACTACAAAAGCTAGGGCTAGTTAAACTCACTGGCGAAGGTGCTGCTACTAGTATGCAGCTACTTGGTAATAATATAATGAAGTTGGGTGGTGCTGTAGCAGCAGTAGCCGCGCCTATAGGAGCTATGTTTGCTGGCAATAAGCTAGATAATGCTATTGCTAATATGTCAACGCTACTAGCTTCTACTACTGTAACTGGTGATAAGTTTAATGCCATGATGGATGATACCGCTGCGGCTGCCGCGCGTGTATCTGAATCGTTTGGCCTAGGATTAGTCGATACAGTAAATGGCTTCAAGACTGCGCTATCTACTGGTATCGAAGCGGAGAATTTAGAGAGCTTTGGTAATCTCGCTGCTACTGTAACTAAAGGTCTAGGCACTACGTTCGACGATGCTGTAGGCATACTAACTACATTCAAAGACTCGTACAACCTTAACATGGAAGGTATGCGCGAGTCTAGTGACGTACTATTCAACGCAATTAACGTAGGTAAGTTCCAAGTAGATGACCTAAAGAATAACATAGGTCGTGTAGTAACATCAGCAGCGGAAGCTGGTGTAGGTATTAAAGATATGTCTGCTGGTCTAGCTACACTAACACGTGTAGGTCTTAGTACATCGCAGTCTATTACATCAATGAACCGCTTCATCAATAACATTGTATCACCTACCGATAAGGCTAGGGCTATGTTTGATAAGTTAGGTCTAGCTACTGGACACGCTGCGTTTAAAACACAGACGTTGATGCAGTACCTTTATAAATTGAAGGCGGCTGTAGGAGATAATGCAGATTTGATGAGTGAGCTATTCACTACCGAGCAAGGCCGTCGCGGTGCTATCGGTCTTACTACTAATATGGGTTTGACTAGCGAAGTTCGTACTGCTATGGACGATGTTGGTACGGCTACTATAGCTGCTAACCGTGCTATGGATACATTTAGTCAGAATTTTGGTAAGGTCTTCACAGCCATATGGGATGTAGTACAATTAGTAGGTCGCGATCTACTGCAAGTCGCCAATGATGTATTCTTCCCAGGTGGTCCAATGGGTACTGATACATTAACAGGTATTAAAAATGTAATGGAAACTATCGGAATAGCTGTTAAAGCAGTCGGTGTTGTAATAATAACTGTAGCCGGTACAATATACAACACTGTTAAGTTCGCTGTAGATAGTGTAGGATTTTTAATCGGATTAGTAAAGGGTGAGTTCTTGGAGGCTGGAGAGAAACTTGGTACATCATTTACTAATATATTCGTTGGTCTAGGCGATGGCCTACTAGGATTTACTACAATAGGTGATTCCATATCTCGTATAGGGAATAAGGCAGTAGAGACTACAGAGAAGATTAGTAATGGACTTGTTATAGCAGCAGATACGGCTGTCAAGTTTACAGCTGCGTTTGGCGATGACGCTACCAAAGAGCTAGAAGGTTACGCTGCTAAGACACTTACAGTATTCGATAAGATAATTGCAAAGATAGATGCGGCACGTGAGGCGCAAGCACGCCTAGAGTTTGAACGTAAAAATCCTAAAGAAGAATCAGTATCAGATGTGAACGTACCTCGTACCGATGCTGAGAAGAAATTTACAAAAGACTATGCTAAAGGTATGTTGTTAAGGAAGCGTATCGAGGAGTACCTAGATGCTGGGATAAACTTCGATGGTAGATTTACAAATAACCAGATTAAAGGTAAAGATACTGCCGGGCGTAACGCTACAATATCGAATATAATAACCGGACGTGGTCTACAAGATCCTAACGATCCAGCTACATTCAAAGCATATGAGCAGATACTTAAAGGTATAGCAGATAGGTCTGAGCAGGCTGCTGCAGAGCGGGCTGTGACTGATGCTAAAGCATATGAAGAGTCGTGGCGTAAGTATGCTGCAAGCAAAGGGATTAAATTAGCGCCTACAGTAGAGGGCGCTGGCAGCACTCCGTATCCAGACGATATGTTACGTGGCATGCGTGGGTTAATGGGCATCTTAAAAGATATAACAGATGGTACTAAAGTAACTGGTACACGTAAAACCACTGGATATATATTCGGTAGTGACGCTGAAGGTATTAGCTCTAGCGGTACTGCAACTACTACCAGTAGTGTAGTACTAACTCCAGAGGAGCAGCTACAAAAAGCTAGAGAATTATTAGATGTTTTAAAAGGCTATTACGAGCGGCATAAAAATACTATGGCTGAGTCGGATCGTAAGGCGACAGAGGCACAACTTAAATTCGCACAGGATAGCATAGAAAAGTTAGATAAGAAGCAAAAGGAAGCTACTGCCGAGAAGTACAAAGTAGAGTACGAGAATGCTAAGAAGCTATATGATATTAAGATGTCATATTTCGACAAGGAAGGTAAGCGTATAGATGCTTTACTTGAGAAGTATTCTGACTTCTTCAAGACATTAGACCAGCGCCGTGCTGATCGTGAGTTCTCACGCATGGACCCAATGCGTGCGTATAGGCAGCAGCGTGAAGGCATCGAAACAGGTATAGAGAATCTTCGTAATGTTAAAGATCCTACCGACGCCCTTAAAGCATCCGAAGCCTTACTAAAGCGTATCGACGCATTCATGTCACAAGGCGAGAAAGTTGGAGAGGGGCGTAGAGCGAGTATGTTCGCTGATGATTTTGAGCTGGCTATAGCTGCCATTATGAAAACTAAGGAAGGCGGTCTTAAGAAAGAAAAGACTGCTAACGATAATAATATAGATAACGCTATAGCTAAGTTTAAGTCAGACATGGCCTCTAATCCTGTCGCGCAGGCGGCACTAGCACAGGCTATGGTTGTTGTTAAAGAAGCGGTAGGTAAAGCGGCTGAAAACGGAATCGGTGTATCTGGTGATCTGGTACAGAGCATAGATATATCAGATATCAACGTCGATATACCAGTAGATAAATTCAAGTCTATGGTACGTGACCTAGCTAAGACTGTATTCGCTGATATGTATCGTGACACTGGTAAGGGAAATGCTGTTAAGGGACTTGACAACGTATCACCAGTAGGCGCACCATAATGTCTAAAACATTCGACCCCCATCCGTACACATGTAGCTTCTACTATCCTCACGATAGTACACTATCTACAGCTACCGCATCGGTAACTATTAAAGCTCCTGAGCGCGGTGATCGTCGCGCTAAGGGACGTAATCAGACATTCGCTAAATTAAAGAATGGTAGTGTCGCTGTGTACGATATGGGTACAAGCATGAGTGATATACTGTCTCTATCATTCGAGATGGTACCGCAGTCGGAGTACGCGGCTATGATAGTATTCTTTGAGTACGTAGTGTGGGGCGCTAACAAGATTAAGTACATCGACTATAAGGGTGATGAATATGTTGTACGCATCTACAAGAATACTGTAGAAGCGACTAACCAAGGCGAAGCCGTATTTGGTGAGAATGAACTCACACAATACAATTTCACACTTGACCTAATAGATGTGTCTAACAATATAGCTGATACAGGACAAACCGCTGTGCCTACACAACTAGCATTACATATTGCGGATTTAAGTCATCCTCATAATCCTAAGACAACCAGCAACGTACTATCTACTGATGGCGCTAAGGTTATAGAATCTATCAGCGTAGATAACTTTAAGTACGCGACATGGATAGTCGTACTATCTACTGGTACATTCGCTAAGACTGTACTAGTACATGCTACACACAATGGTACAACCAGCTTAGATGCTACGACACTCAATACGTCATCACAGGAAACTATAGCGACTGTAGGTACTGATCCCGCCGATATAACTATCAGTGTTGATCTTAATGGCGCATCTACCGCACAGGTAATGCGGCTCAAAGTAGCTAAGACGGCTGGTAACGTAGATGTATCGGTACGCAGGATTAAAATCTAATGCGCGACTTCGTACCAACAGTAGATATGACACAGCCAATGTCGTTACTGATTGTATACGACAAGGCTACAGACGTTCCTACTTTTGCGCTTACTAACTATGGTATTGGACCTAATGATGCGGATACAGTTAGATTAGATCAGTATACAATTCCACTCTACCCATATGCTGATAATATAACGTATCGTGAGGTACGTCCGTCTGGTATGGGTGTAGGATTACACCGTCGTGAAGTATCACTAGATGTACGTACAGGTGGTCCATTCGCTACGCTACCATTCTCATCAGCACTTTACTCCGCTGGTGCTAGTACAGATACATTCTACTTCGGGCTGTATGTAACTGACTTTAGCCTATCGCTAGGTAATATACGTGACGTATCTACATTCCTAGGGTACTTCGATCTTGATTCTGGGCTAGGTTGGGATGAAAGCTCGCTATCTACTACAATACGACTTGTAGATAGATTAACTGCATTAACTGGTAGATATGGCAATCGGTTTGAAGCAGCCGAACCTATATTAGCAGGGTCAGAGTGGCAACCTCTACTAGATGCTCCTGCATACTTAGGTTACAAGCCGCGTGTTAAAGCTATGGGCCGTGTAGCGGCGCGTATAGGTGGCTTTACAACATACGATGATTCTGTACGTGCTGTAATCGCAGGTATCGTACAGTCGAGTACACTATCCGGTACATCCATTCAATTAGGACAATCGCCTACCTTAGCTCAGCTAGTAGGCATGTCTGCTAAACTAAAGATGGGTAACGGCTGCGTTATAGTAGGTACTATAACAGACCTGGGTAGTGGTAGCTATGGTATAAATACGACTGGCCTTCTGATAAACCAAGCGTGGGATACTATCCTTGTATATAACAAGGGGTGGACTGCCGCAGGTAATCAACTAAGCTCAGTAACTACTGATCTAACATCAGTATTCGTAGATAATACGCAATCGCTAGCTAAACTACCATCGCCGAATATGTACCTTCGTACACCCGGTAACATAGAGCTGTATAATGCTGGACCTCAGACCTCTGCTACGCCATTATTCTGTAAGCTAACAGGTATTAAAGACGAGGCTAATAGAGAGTTATCATGCGAGCCGCTGAAAGATCCGGCTAATCCTACGTGGAAATACGGCGGTATCAGTGTAGAGTTCGACGCCGTTCAACAGAGTATAGCGTGGACTGATCCAGATAACGCACACTTAAACTTCGCTAAATGGTTAGGTAAGCAGACGTGTTCGTTATTCTTTACGGATAAGACATTCATATTGGCGGATATACAAAAGACAGGTATGCCGTGGGAGCTTATCGTAACACCTACTATCAACAGTAGTGTGACTACCGATCCTGTCTACTATATTAAACTAGCTGGTACTACCACTATCGCTGAAAGTGCTACTGGACAATACGCTATTTATGCTGATAATGGTACAGAACTAACTCCGATACCTAACGCAGAGATAGATAGCATAACATATAACTGTAATGACTTCAGTATGCCGGACCTATGCCGTATAAAACTGAAGCGCAGGCTCATAGATATAAATGAAGCCTATACTGAAGGAGAGATTTACGTAGATACGTGGCCTCCTATGTATGCTGGTGAGACTATCGCATACGTGATGGAAGAAGCTGGTATAGGTACTAACCTGCGATCATTTTCATTACGTACAGGTACTAACGAGCTTGGTAATGCGCTAACCCTTGAGATTGGTACTGAGACATGGTCTGAGTTACTAGACTCTATTGTATTCGAGAGTGGCCTACAGATTGATACTGTAGGTGGCTTCTATAACGCACGCTCATCATTTAGTAAGTCTACTACACACTCATTCAATAACGTAGCTGCACCAACGCAGACGTTTATGTACGTAGATACGGACGCCGCTATTCTATTCTCTGATGTAATCAGTGGTTCATATAAGATGGATTTAGGTAAAGCCTATACCATCATCGACTCTGATAAGCGTGAGTACGTGCGTGTACACTCTACCTATCGCTACAAGTATTCTAGTTACAACGGCGAGAAGTTCCGCACGTTGCAGTCTACTAAAACTATGAAGGATAATGATCGTAAGATTGATTACACCTTCAAGCATACTGTAGATACTAACACGGCTATCGCTGCTGCTGGGCAGATGGGTAGAATAGGTCACGTCGCGTGCGTCGCAGATACTACACGACTTGTAGAAGTAGGGCTACCAATGTCCTATATGAAGCTACAAGTTATGGATTCCGTATATCTACACGACTTCAAGCACATTACAAAAGTAAACGACCCACTACCCGCATATGATCCTAACAGTTCGTCGAATCCTGTATATACAGTAGGCGCGTTTGGTGCCTATGCTAAGTATACTACAAACGTACCTTTCATGCTTGTACCCGGAGTGTGTATTGTAGATTCACTGACGATCAATCTATCTGGTGAAGGTGTACCGATTACAGCGTCGTTCAGACAGGTACAGGTTAATAACGTATCAAATCTAAAGACAGTAGCAGAGCGTCTAGACATAAATACCGCTGCTGAGAACACTACTCCAGAGACCACTGGCGGTACTAATAATCCTATTGTTGGCGAGTATTACTGTCCTCCTGGCGTATACGCACCTGGGCAGAATAAAGTTATTATCTCGCCATCGTCCATCAAACCTTCTGCTACAGCTATAGCCGATACATGCTGTAATACTACCGATACTACAGGTGATGTAGAGTCTGATTTTAACGTTACTATTATATGCGTAGGTATCTGTGAGACGTGTGGCGATGGGTGGCCTGATGGTTGCTTAGGCGCGGCTAAGCCGATGTATTACACAGCAGTGACAGATAATACTATTGGTAATACGGACGCTCTAGAGTTCGATATAATGAGCGGAGGCTCCGCATGTCCTACACTAAAGAGCATTACTGTAGATGGTATTGCTGATCCAGTTGGCGTATCCTATACGCCACTGTGCGATGGTGTGAATACTTATGTTGGGCGGCTAACGGTTGGTCCTAGTATATTCGCGTCTCCTGAGAATGTATATAACAAGACAGTTACACTTAAGTACGAAGTAACTACTTGCTTTAGCAAGCTACCTCAAACAGAAGGTTTTAAAGATCGTCCGCTTATAACACTTGCGCGGCCCAAGGAAATCATAATAACTATACCCATAAGCCTGCGCCCTGTCTCAGACATATCGTTAGCATAACAAACCTATGACTACTTTATCACAAGAGCAGATTAAGATGCGCTCCACCGTGAGCGCCGTTTTGTATACTGTAGGGGCTGCTAGCCCTACAGTTACCGATGACCGTAATAAGCGATTCATTCGTGGTAGCAGGTGGATCAACACCTCTACCAACGAAGAGTTCGTTTGCACAAGTAACGAACCAACTGCCGCTGTCTGGTCATCTACTACAGATGGTGGTGCTGGTAGCAATGTACACACAGCCGCAGCCGATCCTACGATAAACGATGATATAACATCACCGTATACTGTAGGTATGATATGGGTAAACACAGCTACCGATACTGTATTCATATGCGCTGATAATACAGATGGTGCTGCTGTATGGCTTGATGTATCGGCTGGCGGTGGAGGTAGTAACCCTCCTATAGTAGCACCTGCCGCACCTACCATTAACGACGATTCTGGTGACGGATACGCTATAGGACAACTGTGGGTTAATACCGTAGCAGACAC